CTTAACATAATCTGTACCAGATAAGAGACGTAGGATGTTTACAATCTCATCTCTTGTTCCAGTGTTTGTTTGCTTTACAGCATGTAGCTTTATAAGTCCTCGTAATTGCTCATCAGTGGCATTGCCTCTTTGAATATTTAATCTTTTAGCAATACCATCTAACTGAGGTCCAAATGCTTTATCCAGCATTGTACCGTTGATTAAATCAATACATAAAAGTTGTAAATCATTCCAGCGATTAGTTAGAGTTAGCATTATTTTTACAAGATTTGTTTTTAATCTTTGGTCATAAGGCATGGTGTTGTAAGCGTCTTCTTGGAATGTAAGATCCTTTACAACACGATTACTTGAAGGTAAGCTCATACTACACTACCTCTAGTTGATACACTACATCTGAACTTAGTAGATCTGGTAATACATTGCTTGCTGCAACGTAATCATTAGTAGTGTAAGATGACTCTGGTTGTGACTTTTCTTTTGTCTCAACAATTAGCCTAGAAAACCTGCCAACTGTCACACTGCTACCTACTGTTTGAGCAAGAGTATAGTTGAATATTGTCTGTCCTAAATCCCATGACTCACTGAGAGCTACTAGATTAGAACTAATTGTCTCAATCTCGCTATCAGATAAAGAGGTGTTATTAACAGTTTTATACTTCACTCTTACATTAAGGTTAACTTCTGCACCACGAGTAAATCTAATTGTTTCACTGTCATCATCAAGTGTACTTACTGTAGCACTTATTTCTCCACTATAAATATTATTTATTGGTTGTGTTCTGTAAAGCTCATTAGCGATATCTTGAATCTCTCCACCAATAATAATAGGAGTAACTGTGACAATACCACCACTAACTTCTTTATCAATTTTAACTGTTTGGACACCAGCTACATTATCAAGTAATCCACTCACTACAGCATCTCTTGTTGCGGCATCAGGGCTATCTGATAACTGTGAAGCTCTCTCTATGAATGCAGCATCTGTTTCAATCTCTGTACCACTTGCAAAGCTTGAGATATTACCAACACTAACATAACCAATTGGTAGAATGCTCATTGATTCAATACTGTTAGCTGGTAGAGGATTAAACCCTACTGTTGTTGCAACACATTCTACAAGAGTATATCTGTTACCAAGACTAGGTGTTACTGCAAAATTAACTGTTTCTTGCAAACCAACTAAGTCATAAGCAACATCAAAGCCGTAATACAACACTAAATCAGTAGTGTCTAATTGGATATTTGTTTCATCGGAGTTGACACTCTGTAAGAAATTTTTTAAAGTGTTCAAGAAAGTTAAACGAGCTGCAGGAATATCTGCTGCAAGAGTAATGCTTTGAGAAAATACTTGATCTGTTTGTCTATTAGTTATTGTAAAATTGTATGTAGCCAAGGGCATTGAGCTTGCATCTAAACGATATGCAGTAACCCTACTAGATACGATATTGTCTGATAGGGCTTTATACTGTACGCCATTGTTACCATTAAACAAGGTGTTACCTGATATTACAGTACCGTCTTGAGCATTGATGTCTGTTTGTACAACAGCATCGCCACTACCTGCAGTAGCTCCTTCTCTGAAAACACCTATTAAACTGTAAGCATTATCCAGAAAGCTTCCTTCCAAACCGTTGAATGTAGTTTGGTCGTAAATCATTTCTAATGTTTGTTGTAATTTGTTTTCTCTGTCAGCCATTACTTTTATGATCTGACCAATATTCTCATTATCTTCTACTGAGAATTTAGGGTTACTAAATGCAGCTTGAAACTGTTGTTCCGACTCTTCAATTATCTGACTAGTATTCTGCGTTATGAGTATCCCTGTTTTTGGGTTAAACGTAGCCATTATTTTTCCTCTTTGTTATCATTAATTATACCTTAAATTGAACCCAAACACAAAAATTCTAAGGATTCGCAGGTCGAGGATCTTTACCACCATACCAAGAGTTCCACCAAGTGGAGTCACCACCTTCTTGCATGTCTACGTTTATTAGATGATCCAAATCATTAATGGCTTGTATTTCTTCTGGAGTAAGTTCACATAAAATAAAGTCTTCAAAGCTTAAAGGTTCTGGGTAAGAGTTTGTTCTCTTATTAGGATCTGATAATGGAACTGTAAGACTCTGATTGTTTACATAAACATTAATTCTCTTAATATCATATTTTCTTGTTTCAGGATTTAGCTCACTAATTATTTCACCAACACTAGTGACATCTTGCTCTAATAACGCTATTCGTCTAAACTCTGCATCTAATTCTTGTTTTGTTCTTAAAGCTCCAGATAAAATACGTTGACGATAAGGAGTTCCAAAATCCAAATTAAAACTCCATTCACCAAGCCATGTTGTGTATCTTAAACTTAATCTTTGTGCTAAACTTTCTTGTAGTGTTTCAGTAAATCTGAAATCTCCTGTAGGAGTTAACACAACATCATTAACTCCTTCTACATCTACATACATATCGTATCTAGGCATCTGTTTCTCCTGTCTTACCTGTACATTTATTTCCACCACCGTCAAGAAGTTCGTCACCTGCTTTATGTTTGTGACCTTTCTGTTCTACACCGTCCACTGTAAGGCTTGTAGAAGCAGCTACGTTAGTAGAAGAAACATTAGTTGCTGTGAGAGTTTGACCATTAGGGAGGGTAACACTTCCTTGTGGAGTAAATATGACTCCATTCAAATTTATATCGCCATTGCTCTCAAGCTTAATGCTTCCTAGTGCATTATTTATCTCACCACTTCCGTCAGTGTTTAATGTGCTAGTGATAGTTCCATTTGTTGATGTTAAACTGTCTTGTGTGTATTCTGTTGTAAAAACACCATTTGTTAACTTTACGATTCCGTCAGGGGTTATTCTTAATTCACTATTATTGTAATCAAGAACAACATCTGTTTCACTAAACCGTCTAGCAGACTGTGGAGTAAGTACTTCAGGAACAAAGTATAAAGGAGATAGTTTACCATCCATTCCAACTCCATTGTAATTACCTGAATCTTGTAATGTCTTACCGTCACTGTTGATCCAGTTTTCCCTGTTTCTCTCACAGTAGTGAACTATTCCAACTGTTCCTTTTGAGATAGGAAATGATAATCTTGCTTTACCACTTTGAGCAGACTGAAAATGTATCGGTACTTCGTACTGTACGTCATCCTGAACCTCGATCTCTCCTGAGTTATCCTTCTGTGTACGTATAAGAGGTTGTACTGTTACAAAGCCTTTTAGGCTGTCTACTTCCACTACAATAGCAGGTTGACATGTTCTTATGTTCCTGCTTTTAGAATCAAACATGTTTTCTAACACATCCAATAGGTTAGATTTCTGTTTCTTATCTGGTGGTGTTTTAAAATTAGGCACTTGTCACTCCTTCTGCAACCACTGCTCTACACTCGCAAATCCACACACCACCTTCGTAATCCCCATCAAAATTAACTTCAACTAGTTTATAAGGTCCGTCAATACCTTCATCTTCAAGATACACTGTTTCATCTGGTTTTAAAGCTGAATCTAGTAAACAAGTGAAACTAACACCTTCTGCCATTTGAGAGGCTTTGTTAACACTAGATTTATCATTACTAGTGTATCGTTGCACTCTTCCAATAAGACCTGTGTCAGGTGTAATGAGGCTAGCTTGTATGGGTTTTCTTTTGTTTTTATCCAGTATACTCACTGCTTGATTTTGTATACTAAAAGTGTAACCTTGTCTGTTTAGTTCTTCTGCTAAAAGTTTAACTGTTGGTCCACTATAACTCACTGGTGTTAAAGTAGCTCCTGCAATAGGAGGAAAGCTTTCTACTGGGAGTTTTAAGTCATCAACTAAACTTTGAATAACCGTTGAATACGGGGTGTTTCTTGCAAAGCTTTTAACAGTATAAGCATTCTTTGAATTAACACCACCATCCACAACAGTTAAATCTGTTACACGAGTTTCTTTAGAGAAGTCATCCTTAACATTTGTCACCGTTCCTTTAAATATTTCCTGTATCCCTTGATCATTATCACCAGCTTCAAACACAAAAGATAAATTGTTGTCACGATTACTAATAAGGTAATTAACAAAGTCATCATCCAAGTTCATTATAGTGAACTTCCCAGTATTAACTTTTTGTGTTAAGCTAGTCATTTTTATACTAAACACAACTTGGTGTTTGTCTAATTGATAGGCTTCTGGATCACTAGTGTTGTAAAAGTCTTCAAGATTAATAGCAGCAAGACCTTCGTTTTTAAAGGGTGTGAATAAGTTTTGATTAATAACTAAAGGTCTGCCAACTGTCAACCTGTACAAAATTTCCGTTCTTGCCACCACTTCCTCTCTATGTATTATTTTCTATATATGTTAATTGGAAACGAGTACCAAGTTCCTCAAACGTTACTCTTTCTGGAGAGTAGTTGTAGGCTGGGTCACTTGTTGCTAATAAAGCTGCAGTATCTGATAATACTAACACTCCTTTTGGACAATCTGTTTTATATCTATGAGAAGCTAAAAGGTCTCTAGAGGTTTTCAAAGGAGTCTCAATAAAAGGTTCTTGTCCTGTTAAGCTGATATAAAGTTTCCATGCATCGTATGTTGTTCTTGATGTTGCTACATTACCCAATCTCTGATTATACTTAACTCGTATGTCGTAACGTTTACCACCACTATCTAAAGAGAATGTGGTTGTTTGATCAGGATCTCCATTTCCTACTGGAAGTTGAAATATTTCAATTGCCATGTTATTATCCTCCTCCTATAAGAGCGTCAATATCACTACCGCTATCTTTTACGTACTCTATAAAGTTATCAAAAGTTTTTACTGACAAGCTTCCACCTTCTTCAAGTTTCTTTTTTGCGCCACTACCAGATGTATTATTCTTACCATCTTTCTCTTTGTCTTCTGTAACGTTCTGTATAAGGCGTACACGCTTATAAGACACTCTCCTTGCCACTTCCATTGTTAAATCTACTTTAATGGCTTCACTGCCTGTATTGACAAGTGTAAGAGAAGTTATTACAACAGGGGAGAAGATTTCATACTCACTGCTTACAGTAAGCTCCACTCCTTCATCTTCCCATTGCCTCAAGAGTTCATATGTTTGTAAAGGTCTTGCCTCTAAGTCATCATAACCCACTAAGTTGTTTTCATATTGAGCAACAGGAGTGGCACTAACCCACCCCGAAGCTTGAATACTGGTATTGTTTTTTGATAACTGAGTTGATACAACACTCTTATCGCTAATCACATAACTAGTAAGACGTTGACTAAAGTTAGGAGAAAATTCTGTAAGAGCATCAAAAACCAATCGAGCAGGTACACCTTCTTCACTTGCGGAAGGAACAGTTGTTATGTAGTATTGTGGCATAATTAGTCCTTACTTCCTCCATTGGTTTCAAAAACTCCTTCGTATTCACTTTGAATTCCTTGTGTAACTCTAGCATCTATCAGGCTTTCAGCATTCTCATTCATATTAACTTCTACTAAAACTCTCTGCATTGTGTTACTGTTTTGGAATCTGCTAGCTCTTGACTTCAAATCCCTAAGCATACTTTCAGTGCCTTCTTTTGCTAAGTCTGTGGTTGCAAATTGTTTACCTGCTTCATTTAGTAGTATACCTGAACCCGTAACCGCTAAAGCTGGAGCACCTGCCAAGGAACTGGCAATCAAAGCATCTTTCTTAGAGATACCACCTTTCTTACCACCTCGTTTAGATTTACCATCAGGAGTATCAATCATATCACCAAGACCAGAAAGAGCTTTCTTGCTTTTAAATAACCATCTAAACATTTTAACTAAGACAAACACACTTGCTGCCATACCTAAAATTGCAGAGGTGGATTGTATCATACTGTTAGATAAGTCAACGCCAAAGAAATTTGCTACATCGTACACAATGGCATAAAGCATCTTGAATGGGAATGTTAAGCCAACAACTGCTCCACCTAAAACTGATCCTATTGTTCTTGCTAGGTTTTTACTTTCACTACCAAGGTCTGTGAATGAGTTTAAGACAAACAACAATCCATCTTTCAAGCCACCTTCGAATATTTCATTTGAAAGCATTTTAAGGGTATTGGTTGCTCTACCTAGAGCTGGTGCAAAGTTCTCTTTTACAGCTTTAGAATAGGCATTATTGTTATTAGCTAACAACTCTAGTTGTTTATTGAATGCTGGGAGTATTTTCTCTACTGTTAATTCTCCCCTCTCCATTAGCTTGTTTATGCCGCCACCTTCAGCATCCATACCAAGTGATAAGGCTGCATTACGTAAAAGGTCTATGGCAGGTAAACCACGGTCTGCTATCTGGTTCTGTACTTCTTCTGCGGTAAACTTCTGCTTACTTAAAATTTGACTAAAAGCTCTGTAAACGCCCATTTGGTCGTCAGCACTTAAACCCATTGCAGTTGTAGCCTTGCCCACTGCTTCAAAAGTGTCTCTGACTGTTTCTAAAGGAGTATTACCCTTACCACCTAACATTCTAGCATACGCTTTTCCAGATTCAACAATATCAGCTCCCATTTCCATTGCTATTCTTCTAGCAAATTCCATGTTTTCTTTTGCTTCTTCTGTACTGTCACTTACAGCCAGAAATGTTTTCTCGAAAGCTTCAAACTTCATACCTGTACTAACAATACTTTGGAAAGCTTCTGCTGCTACGAAAGCACTACCTAAAGCACCTACCATTTGTTCTGTTGAACCAGTGATACGTCTTTGAATAACATTCTGCTTTTGCTTTTCTTTTGTGATACGCTTTTCTTCTGCAAGTCTATCTTGTATAACAGCTCTTTCTTTTTTCATGAGGTCTTGTAATTCTTCACGAGTTTTAGCTTGTTTTAAAGTGGCTTGTATTCTATCCTTTTCACTGTCGGCAATAGAGCGTATCTGCTTATTAGAGATCATGAAGTTTTTAATTGTACGTTTCTGGTACTCTTCAAAATTCTTCTGAGGACGGTTTGTTCTAGAACCACTGCTTCCTCCGCCACCTCCCATACCCATTGCACCATTAATTCCTTTTAAATCATCCTTCATCTTTTTTATTGTACGCTTAACGCGAGAAAGGGAAGACTTGTCCATTTCGAACTTAATCTTCCCCTTCAACGTACTTACTATTTTCTCTGCCATAAGCTACCCCGCAGCTTGTTGTTGTCTTTCAATGTCATAACGATAACTCTCTTGTATCTTTTCTTTAATAGTTATTTGCTCATAAAGCCAGTAAATGTCATCCAAAGTCATTCTATCAACAGTAGCTTTTGTTTCACTGAGTCCTTCTGCAAATAATATCTTACTTTTCATTGTGTCTAGAGGGCTAGTGAAGTCAGACAAACGGTTAATATTCTCTATTGTCTTTATTGTGAGCTTAAGTTTTGATTCACTTTCTGAGCTGCTACCATTAGCATTGTGCTCGAATACATACTTTGGCACAGCCCAATCAAAAAATTTACGTTTGCAACCTCGATCATGAGATCAACTAAATGGATTGGATTATCTACATCCTTGTTTACATCAATAGGCTTACTCTCACCTTTAACATAAACTTGATTAAGCATATCTTTCATGAAATCTACAAAATCTATTTGACCTAACCTATTAAACAAGGTATCTACTAAGTCAGCAGGAGAAATAGGATTTTCCACATAAATACCTTCCTCTTCTGCACCTTTATCTGCTGCCATAGCTGCTGTTGGTACGTATAGAAGGTTTGCGAATGCTGGTAAGATTGAAAGTGTTTCAGTGTGTTCCCACTTCTTAATAACGTAGGTTTTATCACCAACTTTAACTTCTTTCTGGTTAAGCTTTTCTTTAGCTTGTTGTTTTGCAAGATGAGCGAATTCTGGAATCACTTCTGCTTGCTTACTATAATTCTTTTGTGCCATGTTGTCTATCCTCGACTCTTTTAGCTTTATGTTATACATTCCATTGTAAAGGGAGTCCTCATCCTTGAGGAACATGGAGAAACTTAATTAATTGTTTTAACCGAATAATTGTTCAAACTGATCTAATACACTATCTGCACTATCTAATAAGCTGAATGAACTATTCTTAATACCTAATGTGTGTGATCTGTCATCTACTTCTGTACCCACAACCACATCTGGCTGTGCTTGATACCAAGCTTCTGAGACAAGAATCTTATTTTGAGCTGGTAGACGTAATAACAGAGGTACAGGTTTACGTAATGTCTGTAATTGGTCGAACAGTAAATCTTCTGTTGATTCTGCAAGAACTGTTACGCTTAGAGTACCACCTAATTTACGAACTACACTGTAACAACCGTCTTCACCTGTGATACCTTCTTTCCAAACACCTCTGTCTTCATTAGGTGTTACTGTTAACATTGTATCACTACCAAAACTTTTAATTGGAATGCCACCTACGATAAGCTGGACATCTTTAGGATCGTATGTTTTAACTGCCATTATTATTGTCCTCTATTATTGCGGTTGACGGTTTGTTACTACGTAAACATTAACTTTAACATGGTGAATAGCGCCAAGGTATACAACCTCCACTGTAGCGTTTTCCCATGTACGTGTTGCAATAGCTGCATCTGTTTGGTCTGCACGATTACCAAAATCAACAATAGGGTCTAGGTTAATAGCTTTACCTTGTCGGTTAGTGGAAACACCTTGACCAATAGAACCACCTTCTTGACCAACACGGATAACATTATTAAATACTGTGCTTTCTAATTGTCTTGCTGAATCATCTGAGTAAGATAATGCACTGGCTAGGTTAACTCTGCCTCGTGTGAAATCAAAAATAGATTGCTCTACAGACTCTTTCATCCACAAACTAAATCTGATTAAATCGCTGAATTGTCCTGACATACTATAACCTTCACGGTAAGTACCAAAACCTCTTTCAGTTACGTAATAGTTTGTGTTACGTGCGGTAAGTGTTGCTCTTTGTGTTTGTGTCCAGTTGTCAGCAGGAATTGACGGTAAGCTTAATAGGTTAGCTGTTTGTACACGAGCTGGGCTAATACCTGCCTGACCACCAATAACAGCAGCTTCTGGGAAATGTGTATCTGCAACTGCACTTAACATCAACTCTACTTTATTTTGAGATAATAAACTCAAAGAGTATGCAATGTTACTGGTATCAGAACTATTAGCGCAATTAACATCATTACTTGATGTTTTATATTGATATTTATTGCTTGCTTGTGCAAATCCTGCTAATGCTGTAACATCTGCTGGAGAGTGTGTTTCTGCTAAGATGAATGCAACATTATCATCTTCTCCCAAGGCTGTTTCAATTACCTCAACATAAGAGTCGCTTGTTACATCTGCAACTGTGATATGTGGTACTAAAGTTTTTGCTACAAAACTTCCCCAACCAAAACTTGCTGAGTAACCGTCTGACGGAATTGTAGCGGTAATTACTGAACCACTTGCTGCAAATGTAGGATTCTTTGAATCACCTGCAGGGAAAGCTGTAGTAAGAAGGGCTGCTAATGCTGTTGCTACAGCAGCTTCATCATTACCATCTTCAATTTTATAACTAATAACACTAGCAACACCGTTGACATTTACATTTAAGCTGATATCATCATCAACAGAAGGTAAGCTTTTAATTGTAAGTGTTATACTTGATACTGTAGCTCTTGCTACTTTCATAAGATCTGGTGGAGCAATACCTCCAAACAAACCAGAAGCAAACATATAAACAGGAGAGTTGATTGCTGCACCTGCTGCTGTTAAACTACTAATGCTAGGGAAAGCATCAATATTGTTTGCCGATAGATTATGAGGAATAGCTACCAGAGGGAATTCAAAACTTTGACGTGTAGAAGAAGCGCTTTCTAAAAACACCTGTACATCAACTGTTTCGGGTATATAAATTGCCATTTTATTTCCTTTATTGTTTTCATTGATTATAAAGACTGTCTTTTGGCAAGACAAAGCGCTTTATAAAGAATATTATATCATTTTTAAGTGATGAATAATAGAGGGGAGATTTAAGGTTGATCTGTTAAATCAACAGAGAAAGGTTCTTCTGTACTTTGTGTACAGGTTTTTCCTGTTACCTTATCTAGAGCACCAAAAGAATCATCTAAATCTTTACAAATATAATGAAGAGTGATTCTTGTTGAAGCACCTGCTTCCATTTCTTGATTGTCTATAGGAGTGAAACTATTTGCTACAGGAGATACAGCACCAACACCTACTGTCTGAAACTTGCCAAAAAATTCGTAATGCTTTACTCTCTTTTTAAGAGCTTGTTTTACTCTAGATAAATCACTAAAAGCATTACCCTTGTAAGTTTTTACATCACAA